AAAGCATTGTGAACGCTTCGCCCGAGGAAATCACTTTCCTGCGCAGGGTGCTTCAGACCAGCGGGCAAGATGGCAAGCAGGCATGGAATGAACTGCAGGGTGCGTTCGGAAGGCATCTGCGCAGCGAGGCCACCAAGGGGCTTGGTCTGGACTCAAACGACAACCCTCTTGTCTCGCCCGCCCAACTGCATCGCGCCATCCAGCAGTTTGACGCCAATGGCAGGCTCGACCTGATGCTTGGCAAGCAGAACGCGCAGATCGTGCGCGATCTGGATGATCTGGTGCGCTATGTCAACACGGTTCCACCCGGCACGCTTGTCAACTCATCTGGCACCGCCGGCACGCTGATTGCGGCACTGATGGAAACCGGCGCACAGACCGCGATGACGGGCGTTCCGGTGCCGGTCGTTATGGCCGCCAGAGAGATTGCCAAGATGCGCCGGCGCAACGTCGAAAAGAAGAAGATCAATGACGCACTGAACGCTCTGCCTACTGCAAAATAACCCCCGCCCCAGGAGCCCCAACAATGAGCCTCAGCATCCAGCCCCCCTACCCGGTCGTCAACGACACTGACGGCCAGCCGCTGGAAAACGGCTACATTTGGATCGGCACGGCGAACCTCAATCCGCAGACGAACCCGATCTCGATCTACTGGGACGCCGCGCTGACGCAGCCTGCGGCGCAGCCTGTTCGCACTCTGGGCGGCTATCCAGCCAATGCGGGCAACCCCGGCAGGCTGTACGCCGCGACGAACTATTCGATTCTGGTGCAGAACTCGCGTGGCGTGACGCTGTACAGCGCGCCGCAGCAAACGGAACTGTACGGCACTGCCAGCGGTGGCACGGGCCTGACGTCGTATGTCGTCGGTGATCTGCTGTATGCCGACGGCACGGCCTCGCTGGCTCGGCTTGCAGACGTGGCCACAGGTAACGTGCTGCGCTCTGGCGGCGTGGCGACCGCGCCGGCTTGGGGGAAGGTGGATCTGGCGACGGACACGACGGGCGACATTGACCTTACGGCGCAGGTTACGGGCACGCTGCCAGCGGCGAATGGCGGCACAGGGCTGTCGTCGCCTGGGGCGTCAGGCAACGTGCTGAGTTCAGACGGCGCTACATGGCAAAGCGTGGCTGTCAGCACGCTGGTGCCGGACGCTACCGACTCTGTGAAGGGCGTGGTGGAACTGGCTACCGACGCCGAGGTGCGGACCGGCACTGACACCACGCGGGCGATCACGCCAGATGCGCTGCGGAAGGGTGCGTTGGTGTTGGATACCGTTCAAGCAAGCACCAGCGGAACTGCGATTGATTTCACAGGGATTCCGTCGTGGGCCAAGCGGATCACCGTGATTTTTGCTGGTGTAAGCACCAACGGAAGCAATTTTATTGACATTCAAATCGGTGACTCTGGAGGCATAGAAGCCACTGGTTATGCCGGTGCTCAGACAAACATCATAGGCGGAGCTACTGGAGGCGCCAACTACAGCGGAGATGCGTTTGAGCTTCGCTACAACGGCACTTCTTATGTATTTACGGGTCATTTTGTTTTGACTTTGCTCAACTCAGCAACAAACCTTTGGGTAGGATCTGGCGTCCACGGCGTGAACTCCGGTCTCGCTGCGATGGCTTTCAGTGCTGGACAAAAAACACTTTCGGGAGCGCTTGATCGCCTACGCATCTCAGCAGGCGGCGACACCTTCGACGCGGGCTCCATCAACATCATGTACGAGTAACCCATGCAGCCCAAGCCAGCCCGCCACATCATCCGCTGGGTCCTGCGCAAGACCGGCTTCGCGGGCGTGTGCCTCGCGCCGTGGGGGATCTACATCTTGGCTGAGCATATGTACAGCGACCGCCTGATCCGGCATGAGCAGGCGCACTGGCAGCAATGGCAGAGGATGGGCACGGTGCGGTACTATGCAACCTACATCTGGCAGGTGTTGCGGCATGGCTATGCGGCAGCACCTATGGAACTGGAAGCCCGAGCGGCGGAGCAAAAATGAGCCTGACCATCGAACAGAAGTCGGATATCGTGACAGAAGTCACGAAGGCTGCGCCCCCGGTCACAGTGGCGGGTGCTACGATCGCCGGCATGCAGGTCAATGACATGATCTTGTGGGCGACGTTGCTCTACCTCGTTCTCCAGATAGGGTTTTTGCTCTATCGCTGGGGGCGCCTGCATTTCACCGGCAGGGACGGCGAATGAAACACGCAGCACTGGCCCTGATCCTAGCGGCCGGTGCTGCGCAAGCCGACGTCGTGGCCGTCGCCACGCATGAGAACATCCGCCTAGAACTGCACAACACTGCCGGCCCGTGTCAGGGGCGTGCGCTGTGGGCGGTGATCACTGATGGCGAGCGCACGGTCAGCGGATGCTGGATTCCGCAGCCGCCGGCGGAGATCAGCGTGGCGTGGTTTGATGGCGACTACACGACGTTGCCGATTGCGATATTCCGAGAGCCGGAGAAACTGTAATGCTGCAAGCCCTGATACCCGCGCTGGCGCCGATCATCGGCAAGGTGGTGGGCAACCTATTCCCCGACCCGACGGAGCGCGCCAAGGCTGAAGCCGAAGCCCTGCGGCAACTGATGGCGCACCAGGCTGACATCGAGGCGGCGGCGGGCAAGATCATCCAGACCGAGGCGGCATCGTCTCACTGGCTGGCGGCGAACTGGCGACCGCTGATCATGCTGACCTTCGGTGGGCTGATCGTGGCACGGTGGTTTGGCTACGCTGCGCCTGAGTTGAGCGAGGCTGAGTACCTGAAGCTGTGGGACATCGTGGAGCTGGGCCTGGGTGGATACGTCATCGGGCGCAGCGTCGAGAAGATCGCCCCCACGCTGGCAGGAGCGCTGAAGAAATGACCGACCTCGACTGGAAGCGCTGGCCGAACTTCCGCAAGGAGGAGTTCAACTGCCGTTGCGGCTGCGGCCGAAACGAGATGCGTGCGGAGTTCCTCGACCGCTTGCAGGCGCTGCGATCGGCCTACGGCAAGCCGATGCACATCACCTCGGGCTACCGCTGCACCAATCACCCTGTGGAAAAGGAAAAGGTGCACCCAGGCATGCACACCACCGGCCTAGCCGCCGACATCGGCGTGAGCGGATCTGAGGCGGTGGAAGTGCTGCGGCTAGCAATGGATGCCGGGTTCCGGGGCGTCGGGGTCAACCAGAAAGGGAGCGGGCGGTTCATCCACGTTGACCTGCGGGAAGTGCCCACGGTGTGGAGTTACTGAGGTTCCATATTTTGATGGCGCAGGCATAGGTAGTACCTTCGATTATTGGTGTGGCCCACACCCTTGACGATGCCTTCGGCCTCAAGCGCGCGCATCCACTTGGATATGGCGCTGCGATCCATTCCTGAGAGCTTGGTGAGTTCAGTTACAGATCTGGATGGAGCCTTGAGCACCAAAGCGATGAGGTCTGCTACCTTGTTGCGCTGATCGTTCTTCGGCATGTTGCGGTATCCTCATCTCACACGGCACGCCCTCCAGTTCCCACGGGCCTGTCCATGTCTGCCGCTCATGCGGCGGGTCGGTGTAGCGGCGGCAGGTTCGGCACTCTTCGGCACCGTACCCTGCGCAGCGGGCGACGTCGGCTGGGAGGGTCATGTCTGCGCCCCCATTTCGGCCCGCGCCTTGGCATAAATCTCGCGCAGAGCAGCGCTCAGTTTGACTTGAGCGGCTCGCACCTGTGCCCACGCCTTCCGCCTGCGGGCTGCGTAGATCCACCACGGGTAGAGGTGGGTTTTCATCCGTCGGATGCGGGTGCGTTGTTTCACTTCTTCCCCCCTACCTTATGCGCCAGCTCCGCCTTGAGGTAGCCCGCGAAGAAAGCCTCTACAAGCTCCCACGATGGGAAGCGCTCCAGGCACACGTCCTTTGCGAACACCGTGTTGTCAGGCGCGGCGTACAGATAGATCTCCCCGGCCACGTGGCGGTTGCCAACCTCGCGCAACTCGAACCCGCACTCCTTGGCGAGCCGGAAGCAGTTGTCGATCTGGATCTTGATGGCGAATGGTCCGTTCATGTCTTGCTCCTATGCTCCTCAAGAG